CTCCAACCATAAAATTATATCAAGCTCAGTTTGCAAATCAGCTGACTTCATCTGCTCATCAATCGCATTGAGTTCTTCATCACTCATCGCATACAAGTCAGCCAGTAACCTACCATAAAAACCTTGCGAGCTGGCTAAACTCTCACATAATTCAATTAAATCTTTTACACCCATTATTTTATTCTCCTTTTATCTTCGTCAATGCACATCGCAAAATATTCAAAAATATCATCAAGATTAATTATTTTTTTGTATCCGTCTAATTTTAACCAGTCAATATCCATATATTTATAGTCTAAAAACGGATTAAACTCACTATTAAAACAATATTCAGTTGTTTCTTTTACATATTCTATAAATGGTTTTGGTAGTGGTAGATTCTCATTGTAATAATCTTCAAAATCATCGGTATAATTTATAATATAATCGTATACTGCTTTTTCATAACTTTTCATTTTTCTATTCTCCCATAATCTCATTATATTCTTCTTCAGTCATACCCAACTCATCTAATAAGTCAGTATCTTCAAGTGAAACATCAATTTCATCAATACCAACATGATATTTCAACAAATCAACTGCATTGTATAATAGTGTTTTAAGTCTTTCCACTTTATTGCTATTGAAAAACTCTTTCACAATCTCATGCACGTCAGCAACAAAATTATCAATGTATTTATTGTCGTTCTTCATTAAATAATTGATAACCAACAATCGATCATTTCTAATCAAGTCTAAAGTTTGTCTCATTTCAAGTGCGTTGTTGCATCTAATCATTTTTGAGAATAGTGTTTTTCCATTCTCGTTTTCAACAAGTAACATATAATACTTGTTTCCGTTCTTTTCAATGCAATCATTAATCGCATTGAAAAATCTCAATGTGTTTTGTTCCATATAATTCTCCTTTGTTTCAATCGTTGCGAACACTCGTTCGCTTGAAACTGGCTACACTATACACCCACCATAGAGAAAAATCAAGACCATTTTCCAAAATAATTTGTTTTTGTATAATTTGCACAAAAATCTAAAAACCACCTTGACTTGCTTGACATAAATTCCGCTAATAAAGAGCTGTGAGCATAACCCACCAGTTCGCACTGGTTGGATCGCACTGGCTGGATCAGTGGAGCGGATCAGTTCGCAATAATATGATAACGCACGCAAGCGAACACGCACTGGCACACACTGGCACGCATACTCACGCACGCACGTATGCACGTATATACGCATACATGAGAGATTGAAAAAGCGATAGAACGATTTTGATCTGGCGATGTGTGAAAAATCGAAAACTCGATAGAACGAAAAATCAACTGACCGATTTTTTACACGTGCTGCTGTGAATCGAAAAACCGACTGACCGAAAAATGAAAAACCGATTGACCGATTTGAAAAACTAATAGAACGAAAAAAGACAGCTGTAGTAGCTGTCTTTTTCTTAGGAGAAAAATATTTTACGGTTAATGTGGTGGAAATGGATGGACTCGAACCATCGACCGCTGACTTATAAGATCAGAACTCTAACCGACTGAGTTACATTTCCATATAAGGGTGATTAACACCCTTTAATTAAATCTTCAATTTTATATGGTTCGTCATCTTCCCATTTAACGAATTGGAATAGGTGGGCGAATAATTCTAATTCCTTAAAGCTAAGATGTGTATTATCCCATATACAATCTGTTTTATGTGGTTTTTCCCTATATACATATAACTCATCACTTTCATCTCTCGCTATGTATTTGTACTTTTTATCAAGTGATTCAAGAATAGCTTTTTCAGCATCTGTGAGAGTTGGTTTTTCTTTTTCTTTGCGTTCCCAAAGTACCTTATCATACTCATCCCAATAACGAGTAGCGGCTTTGTATTGAAGGTCTAATTCATATACCTTCATAATATCCATGTGTGAAAATGATTGGAGACCAAATTTCAAATTTTCATCATAATCATCTAATTCACACCAGCCATCTTTCGATATTAAAATGTCACCTTTTTCAGTATCTTTTAACACTAGACTTTTTGTGCCATTTCTTTTCTCAACTAACATTCCAGTTTTAAGATCCGATTTCTTCATATCAACTCCTTACACTCTATAGAAACAATAACAATCATTGTTCTTAACGACTTTTGTAACAATATCTCTGGTGGTTTGGTTTCCACTCCACAAATACATAACATACTTAACAAAGTTTGTGTATGATTTGTCTGTTAAAGTCAATACACTCTCTTTCTTGTCATAGATGTTTGCAACAGTGACTTCTTTAACTCCCTTACTCAATTCTCGATGATTCAAAATTCTAACTTTCATAACAACTCCTTCCTAAAATTATTCTGCTAAAGTACCATCGCAATTTAGAACGCCATATGATACTAGAATGTCTCTCTTTTGCTCGAATGTAGTAGCAAGTTCCAACACAGCTTCGATGTCTTTGATTTTTTCATCGAGTTTAATAATATCATCTTCAACTTCAAATTCGAGTCGATTCAAATCCTTGTTTACAGACTCCATATTGGATCTAAAAGAATCAATATCGATACGAACATATTCTTTAACATGTTCTGGATACTCACATCTTTCTGTTGCTAATCGGCTCAAGATGGTGAAGTCTGGATCGTATTGTAATATGGCGTTACGTTTGTCTCCATAGTCTTCTCTTAATTTGGCAGTTTGTTTTTCTCTATATCTCTCTAATAAATCAATCATCTTATTTTCCTCTTTATTTTTATTTGTTGTTATATCTGATACTCCGCTTATTGGTTCACCCCATATAGGTATAGTGTTGATAGTATCACACGTTATGTATTTTGTAAGATTCTCAAGTGAATACTTCACAGCATCCACAGCATCACATGTAACTATTGTCCCCATAATCTCTCCTTCTAAAATATTGGATCTTCATCCCTTCTTCTGCAGTTTTCGATATGAGTGACGATTTCCAGATTATCCACGCTGTTACAACTTTTGTTCCTATTCACGTGGTCTATACTAATCCCATAATCTCGTAGTTTGCTCGATGGATCACAAGGTAATCTATTACCAAGCCTATCTCCAAAGAACTCAACTACTTTGATGTGGGTGAACACTTGCTTTCTTTTCCCATGGTGGCGAAGCTCAACTCTATAATAACCAGAGCTGTTGATGGATTGCTTCATCTCTTTATTCGACTTTTTACTAAACCATTTACCAGTGTTCGATAGTTTGTAGTCGTCATCATAATCTATCCAAGTTTCAGTCATATCTCCTCCAGAAACTGATTGTATTATACGGAATTTCCAGAACTTGTCAAGTACTTTTCTAAAAAAAGTTCATAATTTTCACGAATTTTTTGTCGGTTTGTGTTAAAATAGGCACATAAATCATCCATAGTAGGTAAATTTTCATGGTGTTTATACTTGTTATAAATGATGATCCATCTATATTTGTATCTATAAAAACTTCTTTCACTTATTCCAAGTCGTCTAATTAATTCTTCTCTTTCGTTGAATGATGACACGATGTCTGACTCAAAGATGGGGCAGAAATTGATTCTGTTATGGCGATCTAATTTCACCCCATCTGGATATACAAACTCTCTCACCCAAGGACACAAATTACCATTAGTTGCTTTACGACATTTCCAGCATAATTGTTCCATGACTAACTACTCTCCCTTTACATAAGCCTTAACTACCGAGCCATTAAGACGGATACTCTTACTTTCAAAACCAAAGTATTTTTTAACTTGTTTACCAAATTCAATTTTACTCATAGGCTGCATGCCATTTGTAATACAATATTCCATATACTGTTTATAAACATCTTTAACAGATTCATTTTCAATCTTTGTATCTTCATCCTTGAAGAATCCTAAGATTGGATTGTTAAATTCTTCGTATTCTTCAATCTCGTGTTCAACACTCTTACACTCTGTGAACTTCTTATTTGCTAATACCCTTCTCAACCCTTCTATACCAAGTTTTAAAAGGTACTCCATCGCTTCAGCACTTCTCAACTTATACTTAATATAAGGGTCAAAATCAGTGTTCTTAGCTGTGAACTTTGCATTGAATGGTATAATAACCAAACGTCTCAAAACAGCTCCAGTTCTATCCTTAATTCTTGGCATATCGTTAGCACTGAACATGAATTTACAATAGCAATCAAACTCAAACAAATCAGTGCCTTTATTTTCGGTGTTAATTCTTCCACCAGTTACAAGTTTCTTGAACATACTCGAATCTTTAATGAAGTCATCACTAATATCATCGCCTATATTAGCTAACTTCCCACTTAATTGAGCTGGTTTGAATCGTTCACCAAGCTCTTTCAAGTCAAGTGATGAAATGTTCTCCATTCCAAGTAGGTTATTAACCATATCTAGGAATGTAGATTTACCATTCGCACCACCACCCAACAAGATAAATGATTTACCTAACTCGTTTCTTCTATAGAAACAATAACCCACAGCTTCTTCTAACAAAGCTCTTACATTTGCATCTCCACATGCTATATTGTTTAAACAATCATCAACTACTTTTGAATAAGCATTTGGGTTGTAGTTCCAGTCAATTTTGTTTGTTACAATCTTGTCTGGAGAGAATGAAGCCACGTCATTTGTTGTTAAATCATATACACCATTCTTAAATGCTATGAGATTAGTGCTATCTATTGTATAATCTTGGTCAATCAAGAGATCCAAGTATGATAATGTTTCATCTCGCTTCGTTCTGTTTAGCTGTGAGATGTGTTGGATCATAGCTGCTTTAATATCTCTTGGATTGTTAGAGTACACACCATCTTTATATATGTGTAATTGACCATTCATTTTAATAATGTGGTTTGTGTCTTTTAAGTAATGAGCAAACTTATCAAAGAAGAAAGTGTTACCGTTAAAGAATGTTGGTTTAGATACTGTGAAACTTTCATCTCTGGTGATGGTTGCAAATTCTTCATCAGTTACTGGTTTATCAAACACATATTTATTTATGATTGACAAAACGTCTATGATTTCTTCTTTTGTAAATTTATTCTCTTGAA